ATTATCTTCCCAAGATATAGTCATTTTAGTGTCAATGTTTTGTTTTACAGGTTTATTATCGCTATATAAATCGGATACCTTGCCGGCAACCCATTGGATAAATTTTGTTTTTTCTCTAATCCAAAGCACCTCGTTTGGAGATTCAATTTCTTGATAACTAAATACTTGCATTAGTTTGTCTATTAGAGTTTGGATACCTAATTTTCTAGCTTCAAGTATTCTTATTTCTAACTCTGGATTTTTTCTCAAGTATCCGTAGAACTTCATCAAACTGAATGGATACTGCTTGTCGTTTAGTATTTCTGTAAGGGTCATTCCGTTTACCAATTTTTCTTCTATGGTAGATAGATTTTTCTCTGTTATCAATTCTTGGTTTTGTTTGGGTGTAATAGTATTCTTTGATTTGTTCATTTGTATAATTCCTAAATTGTATTAGTTTGGATAATTGTTTTATTCTTGTTTCATCTGTATAATTAGATTTATTAAATTTATCATAGTTTTGATAGCCATGATATTTACATTTAAAAACCTTACCACCAGATAATGGATACCCCTTCATTCTACAAGGTATTTTCTTACCTTCTCTCAATCCAGCTCTGGTAAATCCCTGGCAAAAAACTTTCTGCTGCGCTCTTCCAGGCATTATTTATTTTCCCATGGTTTAATACCATTACGTTTATTGTATTCAACTTTTTCTCTATATCTTGGATTAGCTTGTTTTCTTATCTTGGACAATGCGCTCAATATTTTATCAGAATTAACATAAGTCGCTTTGCTTTCTCGTTCATTATCTTCTTTACGTTGAATAGCTTGTTTAGCCAGGTATACATTAACAGTTTCTGATTTTAATTCATCAAGGGGGAGTTTAGATAATTCATCTAATATTCTCTCGGTATCCCCTGCAAAACTCTTAACTATTTTACCTATATTATTAATGGATAATGTTTCTTCTAATGTAGTCGTATTACGGCTATCTCGTGTCGGTGAGACGGCTATCTGGGTCGGCTCGTAAAGTTTTTCGGCTCGCAAAAATACCTCATTCACAATATAAGTTTTACCAGATTTACCTCTAATAGATTTAACAACATTAAGTTTATTCAAAGTTTCTAGGCATTCTTTTATAGTGGTCCTGCATAAACCTGTATCTTTATGAATAGTTTCATGTCTCAAGCCTGCTTTATAGCCATTTTTCTTCCAAGCATACTTCATTACAGATAAAAATACATTTAGACAGTAAGATTTCTTTACCCCATCCAGAATATCCAGGTGGTGGTATAATTTATAAGTAATATGTAAAAATCCCCTTGTTACATTCATTATACATCCTTTCTTTTTTTAGATTTACATTTTGGTTTATGGTGGTCGTGCAAAGATCTCAAGATTTTGACCCATTGGTCCTCGCTCATGATCTGAAACTGCGATTTACGGCTTCGTATACGTTTAACTCTAAAGGTTAGGCTAGTAGGAGACACTTCTTTATAAAATACTAAAAAACAGGGTATGTTTAGCCGTTCTGCGATGATCTTTGAGAGGGTTGTAGCCTTGTATTCTTGACCTTTATCATAACAAGTCTCAATGATAGCTAAAGGCTCATAACAATAAGCGCAGCACTCAACACTATCAATATCGATATAAGCAATTCCATCATATTTTCTGTGCCAATCAGAATATTTTCCATTACTGAAAGCATAAACGTCTCTAGCCATTATTTTTTAATATTTTTATCTCGTTTTCTTTCTGTTCTATTTCTTTTTCTAATGCAAAAATTATATTTTCTTGTTTTTTTATAAATTTTTTTGCTCGTTCTAGTTCTTTCTTACAATCAATCTCATCAAAAATTCCAGAATATGTCATTTTTCGTAAATTATTTTTTTAACTACACACCTAGGATAAGCAGTTATATTTCCTATAGATATTTTATCCTCATCAAAAAAAAATGAAGTAAATATTTTTACTACTTTAGAATCTTTATAATATAGGTATCCAATATCTTCGCACCAAGTATAGCTAAACTTATCAACATCAGATAAATCATCATACCATTGACTTGAGCTGCAAATATCCTGCCAAATTACTCGCACCTTTTTATAAGGTAGTTTTTTTTTATTCATTTTCACTCCGTTATATAAATTTAATCTTCCGTTGACAACTACTATAAATGCCTGTATTACCTAGCAAAAAATGGAAAAAAACAAAATTAAAAAAGCATTCTCAATATTTAATGGTGGCGAAGGATTAGATCATTGGTCTTATTCTAGTACGTCTACACCTTTTGCAAAAAATATTATTGGTTATTCATTCCCACAAAAAATCAGAAGATCCTGGAAGATTAGATACAAAGCAAACTTTGGCAACCTAGTAAACAATGTGGTCCAAAGAAATATTGCAGACGTTATTTATACAACTAAGACAAATAAAGAGACAGAATGGGATAAAGATTTAAAAATAAATTTTAATAAAGAAAAAGAAATTATAAATTTAAAGGAACCTGTTGACGCAAAAGATAAGTTTGGCAGGGAAGCTATGATTAAGTTCGCAGAAGATTGTATTCCAATTACAAAAAAAATTGTGCAGCAGATTATCGAAAAAGAAAAATTAGTTTGTGAAAGATATGTTGAACTAAAAGAATTTAATATGATTAAACCTATCCTGGGTCGTATCGATTATGAAACTAAAACAAAATTTATAGAATTAAAAACTAAACCACCTAATTTAAGGAAGGTTAAAGGTAAAGAAGAGTGGAACATGATTACTCAAGAATTACCAGCTGAACCTACAATTGAAAACCTTACACAGACTTCATTCTACTATATGGCAACAAAGAAAATACCTTACCTGGTATATGTTAATGACAAAGATTATGTCATCTTTGATAAGAGCCATGAGTTAATGAAGGCAGATCACTTGCAACATCTTTATAATATCATGATAGATAAAATTTTATTGTGGGAAAAAATGATTATGTTTTGTGAAGGTAACATCGAAAGATTAGCAAACATGATGGAGCCACCAGACGTAAATCATTTCTTTTATTATAAAGACTTAGCAGATGAACAAAAACAATTAATCAATAAACTATGGGGTATCAAACTATGAGTAGTGAAAACAATGTGTACACAATAAATAAAAAAAATATGAAAAATATATACGAAAAACTTTACAATGCTTGCAACAAAGCAACTGGTGTAAAGAAAGCAGATAAAAAAGGTGGTATGCACTTCAATCCTTTATTACATGATGATGTGCAAAGAGTTGCAATGGCAGCTCTATTAGAAAATAGATTATATGTTACTTGTAATTATGTTACAGACGTTACACCTAAAAATGTAATTGTAACCTGTACAATGAAAATAACAGACATCGATGATCCAAAAAATTTTATTATAGTTGATGGATGTACTGCAATGGGTGGTCTTGACAAGTATGGAACAGGTCAAGCAATGTCATACAGTAGAAAGTATGCGTTTCTAAATGCGTTAAATTTAAAAACTGGTTTTAAAGATGAAGATGGTTACGAAGTAGAACCAGAAGAAAATTCTCCAGAGCAATCTGAAGAAGAACCTACATACCTTGATGATGAGGTTGATGTAGAAAGTATCATAACAAAAATCTCTGCTACGAATAGTACAAGATCACTAGGAGAAGTTAAAGATGAAGTAAGAGATCAAGTTATGTATCTTAAAGACAATAACCTTAAAGCATATGAGCAAATTGCAAAATTAACTCGTGAGCATGAGGTCAAACTAAACAATAATCAACAATAGTTGATATAACTAAGGAGTAAACATGGATAATCAATCCGATAAAATATACATCAACCTAACTAAAAATAAAGATTGGAAGTCACCAACAGATAAACTTCCTGTCTATGTGGGTCCAAAAAATATGAAGCACCCAGATAAAAATTGGACCATTGGTGTCAACATAAATGGTAAATGGTATAACCAGGCTGCCTTTCCGTCTAAAGATCAAGACGGCAATGTTAAAGAAGGTGAGTTGACAGTAATTTTAACACCAAGTGGAGCAGGTAAAAACAACATTGCAAAATCTAATGATGGTGGTAATAACGAATATACCTTTTAACTTAGGCTAAAGGGTATCAAGCAGGGTGGGGTTTTTTTCCCTTTCCGTTTTCCCCACCTTGCTTAAATAAAATTATGTCAGATAAAATTAAACAACCTATACATTACATAATGAATAAAATAGAACCTATTGATTTCATTATTGCTAATAAATTAAATTTTTGTGAAGGTAATGTAATTAAATATATTTCTAGATGGAGATTAAAAAATGGAGTAGAAGATCTTAAAAAAGCAAGACAGTATATAGATTTTTTAATACAAAAAGAAGTTGAAAAAAATTAAAAATTATGCAAAAATTTAAAAGAATTATCAATGGAGAGTGTTCATTTCAAATGATCGAACTCTTTGATGATGCAGAGAAGGCTACTAACACAAAAAATAATGGTGAGTTAGTAGAATGTAAGATCAATAATTTAAAAATTGATTTTACAAAAGTAACAAAGGAGCATGATGGAACAAATCCGATTGCGCCTGCAGAAGCTAAAGGATCGTCAAGCAAAAAAGCATGAGAAGTATCTGGAAGCAAAAGTAAAAGTAAATAAGTATCAACAAGATTCTTTTAATTTACTTTGGCAAATAGAGCAGGCAAAAGAAGAGTTAATGAGAACTACTTAATATTAACTCGTTAGTTGAAAAAAAAGAAAGGAAAACGTAGGGGATCTATGACCATAAATATAAGTTCACACTATCAAAAACACAAAAATAGCATAAACAACAATCACTTTATATATAAAGTAAAGAAAGCATTTTACCTTCTTACGAACCAGGAAGAAAGATTATATGAGGTAGGGTTCTCGGAAGGATTTTTGTATGCAGCAGATCTCCTACAAAAAAATCAACCAATTGTAGATAGCAATATAAAAAGAAAAGTTGGTATTAAATTTAAAAATGCCAACTTAGAAGTTGTAAATAAAATTGTCGATAAAGTTTGCGAAAAATATACTGTGAGTAAAAATGATATTTTTAGTAAAGGTAGAACAAGAGATATAGTTAGAACTAGAAGTATACTTTATAATTTATTGCATGAGCAATATAATGTAAGCCTATCTTCAATGAGTAGAGTTTTTAATCAAGACCATACAACAATTTTACACTCGCTAAATAACAAGCAAGATAAAAAAAGATATTGGGGTCCAGAAAATAGTATCTGGGAAGAGTTTGAAGAATTAAAAAAAACTACTTTTTAAATCCAGACTTCATATTCTTGTAAGCCTTTGAAGATATAGTAGATTTTTTTTTGCTTCTTGATGTACCTGCTTTCTTACGTTTGTTAATATTGTAGTACAAACCTTTTTTTGCAGTTTTACCAGATTTAGTTTTGTGATAACCTTTTTTCATTATTTTCTCTTTTTAGATTTAGACTTCATAATCTTTTTTTGTAAAGATTTTGGTAAAGTCTTTTGTTTAGCAGTTAGTTTACTTTTAGCTTTTGATTTACCATACATAATTATTCTCCTTATGTTGTTTAAGTTTTAACTCACAATAGTTGTCAAAGCAAGAACCATCTTTACCATCATGGCAAAAATATTGTCTCTTTGCAGTAATGATCCAACCACCCTCATCACTCATTAATTGTTTATTACATTCTTGACAGTAACCACAAATTAATGATTGAACCTTTTGTTTTTTCCATCCTTTTTTTTTCACACTAACACTTCCATCTTCTTCTAGCTTGTCTTATTCTAGAGTTAGGATCATTTCTTGTTTTTGCAGAAGATCTTTTAAGTTGACCAAGAGATCTAGCACAATAACTCTTTCTACGTTTAGCTGCCTTTGATCCAGGTTTAACTTTACCTGTAACTGCAGTTTTTAATTTACTTCCAGGGTTAGCTCTTCGATATGCTTTTACACCTTTAGCCGTCATTCCAGCTCCAGACTTTGTTGGTCTGTAGTTTGCATTCTTACCTTTGGTTGTTCTTCTTATAGCCATTATTCTAATATTAATTTTTTAATTGATTTACTACCATCGATGTTTGACTCTAACTCAGCCATCGACTTTATGCACTGGTAAACAATATTATTATTTTTATTTGTTCTCATTGCAATTCTTTTACCTTTAAGACAATCAGACATAGATTGTTGTATTCTGTGTTCTTTGATTTCTCCATTTACAATCATAAGCAAAGCTATAATCAACTCCATTAGTGCGCTCCATTACCATTTGCTCTTACTTTATCTTTTAAATCTTCTATATCTCTTAGAGCCTTATCTAATTGTTCTCTTAAAAATTCTATATTTACTTTATTAGTCATATTCATTTCTTGAGTCTCTTCCATTTTTTCTACAGTTTTATATAAATCTTCAATTAAAAATATTTGTTCTTGGTCTACAGGTACTTGTTCACTTTTTTTAAGTAAATCATTTTGAAATAATTCTCTTGATGTCTCCAGAGATACTAACCTAGCCGTAAGTTCTGTATAAGCGAACACTCCTGCTGCTACTAATAAAATCAATGAAGCTACTGTTTTCATTGGCATTTGCACAGCTGCAGACTCAGAGATATTTAATGGTTTATTTTTCATTTACACTTACCATTACATCTAGATCCACATATCTTGCAATTTTTTTTTTTAGGTTTTGGAAAAAATGCTTTGTCTAAATATTCAGAAAAAGTATCTAACAAACCAAAAAATTTATATATTATTTTATCAATCATCTTCCTTGACCCTTGTACCTTGTAAGTTTTTTTTGACGTTTCTCATGTTTATTTTTATTTTTTTTATGCGCTCCTGGACCCCTCTTCTTAGGTTTATCTCTAGGTATAAAATGTGTAAACTTTTGTTTAGCCATTATCTTTTCTTTTTATATTTCTTTTTCTTTTTCTTTTTACCTGTTTGTTGCGAAAGTAAAGTAGGTTTTTTTTTACTATACTGCGATACAAACATTGTTGGTGCTTCGTTACTCATATTATTTCTTTACTAAAGATCCACCAAAATACAATCCAATTATTGCAGACACTAAATTAGTATCTAATGGTGTAATTACTAAACTGTTAGATGATAATGTTATCCATTTCATAACTTCTTTTTCTGGTATAAAGAAGAACGCAGGTTTAAATTCTAAGTAACCTACAATAACACTTGTATCAGCTGATATGATTGGCATAAGTTTTGGCAACAAGACTATAGCAAAGACAGCTACTAAAGCTATAATTCTTCTGGTCCACTGAAAACCTTTGTTGTCATATTCTCTTGCTTCTTTAAAACCTTTTTGTTGTACCTCGGCTCTTTCTATTAACATTTTTTGTTCTGCTTGTTTTGCTTTTATACTTTGTGACCAGATACTCATTACTCCTCCAAGCACAGTAGAGCCTAACATTGTTATCATTTCAAACGGCATTGTTTCTCCTATTCATATATTATTTTTACTTTTAATTTTTTTTGTTCTTTAGTTGCTCCTCTGGATATAAACGATCCTTTAAGATTTCTTTTATATCCGTCTGGTGCAGTATAACTGTCAACCTTTCTATAATTTTTACTTTTAACATCATAAGCAGTATACTCACCTGTATCCATATTTAAAGTAACAATATCTATTGGTCCAAGTCCACCAATAGGAGTAAATACAATAAGATTGGGGTCTTTTGCAAGACGTAATTGAGCTGAAAGTTCTGAGGTTAAGCCTGTAACTGCTTTTTTTCTTCTAGCCATTCCATTTAAAGAAGCCAATGATAGCTGCTATCAAGCCTGCCAAGAATACTAATACATGAACTGCACCTTTACCTTTGTTCATATCTTGTCTTAAATCTTTAATATCTTTACGCATCTCGTCAATTGCTTTGAATAAAGTTTTCATTCTTTCTGCACAAACTGCTTCATGCTTAGAAATACGATGACCAAGAGACTCATGTACTAAATCTTCTGATTTCTTTTTTTTAGGCATCATCACCTACCTTGTTACAAAAATAAGTAACATATAACATTTCTTCATCAAATCTTTCGGAATTATAATTTATAACTTCTACAGTTGCGAGTGCGCCTGCTTTATTACAATCACTCCATTTATAAAATTCCATTGGAGTTATTGTTGGTGTATTGCACATGCCTGTAATTGCAGAGCATAAGGTATATGCCAATACAAATTTCATGATTAATTATTCTGATTTTGGATTATCAGCTTTAACTTTTGCTATTGCGTCTTTCCAGGTAGTTGTATCATTAACTTGATCATGATACATCATATCTAATTGATCTCTAATTGATGGATATGCTTTTGCTCTTGGTTTTTGATGAGCAATAGAAGTATAATATTCTTCTGCTTGTGTAATGAATGGTTGTAATTCAGACCAAGATATTTGAGGTTCATCTACTACAATAGATACTCCAGCATTATCTTTACCATTTAACCAATCAATGCTTTCAGAATAATTAGTTTCATTTATTTCATTACCTTTAACAGCAAAGTTATGCGACCAACCTTGACTATCTTTTGCGTATCTTAATGCTTTTATAATTATATTACTGTCCATGTTATGCTCCTAATTCTATTATTGTTAAATTTCCAGTTGATGATGCTGCATAACTATCACTAGCGTTTAATCCATGACCTTTACCAAAACATAATTCGTGGTTTGAATTATCAGTTTGTCTAGCAGTTACTCTAAAATATCTAGCATTTCCAATATTTGCTGCTGTCACAATCGTATTTAATGATGCGTGAGCAGTATCAGCACCACTTTGCCAATCAGACATATAAGATCCAGAGTGTGTCCAGTTTCCATTTGCGTCTGTTCCAGCATGAGCACCACCAGTAAAGAAATCGTATCTATCTCTGCTTGACCAAGATGAGTTGTCTGTTGAATATTCCCATCTCATAGCACAACCTGGGTCGCCATTATTTTTACCATAAGCAATATTTCCTAGTATTAATAAAGAATTTCCAGTTGTAGGAGCTGTGTCTAAAGTCACATCTAATGCTGTTATTCTATATCTTCCATCAGAATAATTAATTGTTACTGAGCTTGTCATCAAAGCATTTTTATATTGAATTATTCCACCAGATGGTGTTTCCCAAGTAGGATTTTGTCCACTACCTTTTGTAGTTAATACTTTTCCAGTAGTTCCATATCCTAATCGTGCAAGACCAGAACCATCTCTGTAAAGTATATCGCCTTGTGTCGTTAATGTAGTTGTTAAGTCTGTTCCATTAGTACCTGCTGAACTCATTATATCCCAGTTAGCTGTAACAGTTGGAAGGTTTCCTGTTGTTGCTGTTTTTGCAATATATGATGAACCATTGTATGAAACAACATCATCTATAGCATATGCAGTACCTGCATTGTATGCACCTCGCCAGTTAAATTTTATAGAACCTAAATTAATTGTAGCCATATGTTTCTCCTTATACTAATTTTTAAATTGTTGCAATTAAATTTCCATCATTATTTATGCTAAAAGTATAGCCACCAGAAGCTAATAATACTTGATCAAATGCAGCATATGTGCTTTCATTTATATTGTCTGCACCACTGTTTGTAGTAGTCACTATCAATTGACCACTAACATTTTTGTTAAAACCATAAACCTCTGTACTATCTAAGTTACCTAGTATGTTTGAAATTTCTCTTGCTCTTGTCATATTACCTAGCTGTACATGGTACGTTGTTTGAACCTACTAATGATTGACCAAATGCCATGTAGATGTATGTTGAACCACTTGCATTATATTGACCACTATCTGTACGCATTTTAAACCCATTTGAAACTGCATCAAATCTATCATGGTCTGTTTCAGCGGCACTTGTATTTGCAAGTAAATTTGCATCTAAAGGATTACCATAAGAATCTCTAGTAGTATCATTTATATTCCATTCATCATTACCACTTGTTTTTTTAGTAATAACAAACGCAGGTTTAAATCCAGTGTAAATAAATGTTCCATTAGCATTACCATTACCATAATAAGAACCAACTTTACAATATCCTGTTTTATCTGTAAAACAATAAGCTATCATAGGGTCAGAACTTCCATTTACATTTGAAGCACTACCAACACTAAATACTTGATTTGTTGGTGCTGTATCATTCCAAGCATTAGCGTCATCTGCTCTGCCATTAATTTGATTTAATTTAAGATAATCTGTTTCTGGGTCTGGGTTTGACATAGAATATCCTATAGCTTTTGTATAAACAAACCAATCATTAGCATCTGCTAAATTTTTAACAATAATCCATGTTGGAGCAACACCTAATCCATGTCCAACTGTTGTAGCACTTCCTGTACCTGTCCATTTGACTATTGAAAACCCTGCTGTAGTATTGACACTTACAGTAGAGTTTGTATTTCCTGCTGTATTAGCTGAACCTGCACCACCTGCTTTCCAGTTCCATGCAACCATTTTATTTCCACTATCTCCACCAGTTGCTCTGCTAGTTCCTGTTGTAAAACCATCACTATCAAATGAAGTTAATGTTTGTGCATCTGTTCCTTCTGCAGTATCAGCATTTGAAAATAATCTTTTTGTGACACCTCTTACAGCATCAAAAAGCATATGGTCATCTCCTACATCTCTATTTTTAACCCAAACCCAATCTGGTTGAAATCCTACTCCTGTAATAGCAGTTGTATAATCACCTGTACCTGTCCAAGTTTTAGTATTAAAATGTTCTGTAGATTTATTAATTGTAGTATAAGCCATATTATTCGTTTAATCCTTTTGTACAAAGAGCTGTGTAGCCTGTTGGCACATCATACTCAAATATCCCCAAATTACTAGCATTAGTTCCTGCACTAGATACTGCTGTACCACCAAAATATCCATTGCCAAAATTAAAACTTACTGTAAAGCCATTAACCCACCAATCTCCTAATCCAGGTGTATAAACACCATTGACTGTTCCACTTGGATCTTGAATAGAAATAGCACCTGTACCTGTTGAACCACTTGTAGGATCTCCACTATTTTGCCAAGTACCATTTTTAGAAAAATATAATTTGTTATTATCTAAATCCATAGCAACACCTATTATGTCATTATCAGTATAAGAATTTCCATAATTACTATATGAGTTATTACTAAGAATTTTTCCATCATAAGAAAGATAGCCATAATCATATTGTTTAGTTCCTAAAGATGCTGCAGTTGAAACTCCATCATTAGTTGGATTTGTTGAAGCAATACCAAAATAACAACCATTTGAAGAACCTACATTAGATACAGCTTTTACTTCCCAATAATATTTTCCAGATGATGCACCTAAAGTTCCTGTATTATAACTTCTATTTGAATTTGCTGTAGTTATTCTAGTATTACCATGTGTCATTGTAGAATTGGCATAATAATTATCTAATGGATTTATTGTACAAAAAACATTACTTGGACAATCTTCTGTTTTTGAAAGTGTACCACCACCTAAAGTAAAATCATTACTGTTAGATGACTGGTCTGTAATTGTGTTTCCATCTTTTAAAATTGTGTATCCATTTCCACCTAATGTAAAACTAGGAGAGGTATTTATTTTCCATTCTCCAGTTGTACTATCTGTTGAACCAAAAACTGTAGGTGCATAGGAATAACCAGAAGAATAATGCACATGAGACATAAGACCATTAAAATAAGCAGTTGTGTTCCATGAACCAATGGTATGACCAGTTCCACTATCTGATGTATTAAAAATTAAACTATCGCCATTACTTAAATTATTTGTTGATGTCGCAAAAGAAGTTTCTCTTTCTCCATTTACATATATTCTTACTCTATCTCCTGCTGTTGATTGTGAACTGTCTACATTTACAACAATATGATACCAAGCATTTACATCTCTAAATTTTCTAGATGTTGAATAAGCATAATGATAACCACCATTTTTATAACCAGCTACAAG